CGAGCGCCGGGCGGCCCGAGCAAGGGAGAGTAGTCGATGACCCTGGAAGAACTCACCAGAGAACTCTTCGCCCACGTGCGGGACGAGTGGCTCCGGGACAACTACTTCAAGTCCTGGATAAACGATGCCATCCTGAAGATTGCCACCGAGTTCGACCTCCCGGCGCTGAAGCGGATTGAGCCGTTCAACCTGCCGGTGCAGCAGACGGGATGGCTGGTGGACCTGCCGGAGGTATTCTGCAAGAAGGTTTTTAAGGCCAGAAACTCCGCCTGGGGGCAAGTGTTCGCTTTGGATTGTATGGCCGACCTCGATTCTCTGGATGAAGACCATGACGCTCTCGGGACCGCTATTACCCATATCGCTATCCACACGGAGAAGCGGAAGCTCGGGTACTACCCGAGGGCTGACGACACGGCCCGGCTCTGGTTCTTTGATAAGCCGACCGCCCTGGACCTCCCGAAAGACCCTCTTGTCTGCATCCCGGAGGCATACCAGAGGTCCGTGGTCATCCCCAAGGCCATCATCATTGCCTACCCCCACTTGCAGGACATGGGGGTGCAGACCCCGAACCCGTCGCTGACCTTTTGGCAGGGTGAATATTCCAAGGGTCTCTACGGCTCTCCCAAGGGGGAAATCGGTATGGTTCATTATCTGGCGGCTCAACAGCCCATCCGGGTTCACCTGGGTCGCCAGCACCTCCCGTAGGGGGCGAGATGCCAAAAGAAAAGGACTACACGGTCGTAGCCTACGGCTTAACAGGCATGAACAACCTGAAAAAGTCGGCGGACTACTTCCTTGATGACACCAAGCGCATCACGCCCCACACCGTCCTTAACGCCGACGCTTACGATGACGGGGTGGTCGTGATGCGAAACGGCTTTAAGCTGGAAATCCCCCTCACAAAGCCGCACTCTCTCTGGGGCGGCTCCTCTATTTTGTGTGTCTCTCAAGGGATGCTCTACCAGCTTGAGGGCACCACCCCTATCCCGATTTGCGCTGTCCCAGGCCCGACGTTCGCCCGGCTGGAGTACGTGGAACTTATGGACCGGGTTTACATGTCGAACGGGTACTGGAAGAAAATCTTAGAGCTTACCTCTGGTGACACGAGGGATTGGGGCCTCACCCTCCCGAGCTTCCCGGAGTTCGACCAAGTGGCCGGGATACTACCGCCGGGCAAGTATAAGCTCTGCTACACCAGGGCGCATACAGCCTCCCGCACCATCGGCGGCAACGGCCCCATCGCTGAGGTAGAGTGGGAAGGCGGTATGGCGAGCCTGAAGCTGAAGAACAAACCAGCCGATTGTCTCGTCTGGATAACCGAACCGAATGGGTCCGAACTTTTCCTGGCCCCTGTGACGAGCGACGGCACCGTCTCTATCCCGTTTTACAACCGACCCTTGCCTACCTTCGGGGTGGAGGCTCCACCTCCCCTGAGGGGCCTCTGCTTCGCTCACGGGCGCATGTGGGGAGGGGACGGGAAAGCAGTGAGGTTCTCCGAGGAGTTCAGGGCCGAGCACTTTCAGCCGAACAGTGTGTTTGAATTTACTGAGGACATCGTGCTTATCGCCCCGGTCCAGGAGGGCCTCTTCGTTAATTCACTGGAGACCACGTGGCTCCTGAAGGGGAGAGACCCGGCCAAGATGGAGAAAGAAAAGGTCGGGGATGGGGCCATCCCTGGCAGCCTCACCTTTACCCAGGTTGAAGGGGCCGGATACGAAATCTCCAAGAAGCTGAGTCAACTGCCCTCTCCCGTGTGGGCGACCCGCAAGGGGTTCGTGGTCGGAACAGCCACGGGCCATGTGGTCCACCTGACGGAGAGCCGGTTGAGAATAAACCCCCTGTCAAGAGCAGCCTCCCTCTCTCGGGTAGTCGAGGGGAGGCCCCAGACCCTCATCACCCTGCTCGGCTCTCCCGTAGGAGTGCAGGATGAGGCCCTTTCGGAAGATTTCACCAGGGGACGTATCTTCGTCCCCGCCCCCGTCGAGATGACTCTTAATGGCGGGGTTATTCTCGATGGCGAAGGAGAATTTGCATGAGCCTTTATTTCACCAACATCGGCGAACTGGAATTGATGAGGGCTATCCTGGCGATGCAGGAGTGGAACGTCGGCCTCTATAAGAACGTGCTCTCAGCCGACGGCTCCCTTACCATGCTGAGCGTAGTCGAGATGCCCACCGGCTCCAGCCGGGCCTATGTCAGAAAAACTCTGAGCATGGACTTTGCCGAAGCTGCGGCTGCGAACAAGTGGTATCTGTCCCTGAACTCGTCTGGCAAGGCTGAGGGCCTCTACCACAACACTTACCTGGACTTCGAGTTCAACAGCTTCGACGTGCTCGACGTGAACACGGTTTACGGCGTGTTCGGGTTCTGCATCATCGTCCCCTTTGATGCGGGCTTGGCTGCCGGTCCCCCGGCGGTCGGGGAGACCATCACCGGGGCTGGCGGGGCGACCGGCATCGTGACCGGCGTCATCCTTACCTCCGGCTCCTGGGCTTCGGGAACCGCCGCCGGGTACTTCTTCGTGAAGACCAGGAACGCCACGGCCTTCGTGAACAACGAGGTAATCAGCGTCGGCGCTACCCCGATGGCGACCAGCAACACCGGCACCCTGTTCGGGGGCGACGCCCACAAGCAACTCCTGTGGCTGGAGGAACTGCCGGAAGCCAAGCTCATCGACACCGCCGGGCAGAAAATCCGGGTCATCGTGAAGTGGTCGTTGAGCACGGCGTAAGCTCATGGGGAACCCGCTTAGGAGCCTGACAACCGTAAACCACCGCCTCGACCATGACCTATTCGAGGATGTGGCGAAGGTGCATTATAAAGAGGGTGTCATCAAGAATTTCGGGGTCTCCAGTACCAACCCGTTGACCCTGGATGACACCTGCACCGTTGAGGTTGACGGCAGCCCCTATGCAAAAGTCCCCATCTTCTACCACTGCCGTCCTGGGTATTACGACGCCCAAGTCGCTACTAAGCGGGAGAATAAGGCCCTTCATCATGCTGCCTGGGGGTTCCGGGTCGGGCATAAAGTGGTGGTTATGATAAGGGAGGATGCGCCGATTGCGGTGCTGAAACACAATGAGGAACCGCTCTACGGCGCTGACAAGAAAGCCCCCTGGAGATGTCTCGACATCTTTAGGTTCCAGTGGCACCGGAGTATCGGGAGTGGCCGGACCACCTACCGCCCCCCGATGCTTCCGGTAACTCCCGAGTGGCTGAATTGGTTCATGTTCCAGGAGGATTGGCACAGCCTTCATTATCAGTGTTCGACCCAGGAGGAGTTCTCTGCTATCGACGAGGCCCCCGTAGAGCCTGACGGCAATGTGGCTGAGTTCCCTCACCGGGCAAAGCACATCATGGGCATGAGAGAACAGCAGTACGGCACCATGGTCTATTACATCGGGGATTGGATGGCTCGGGTGGGGCCGGTAGCCTACTTCATCAGCGTCTATGGTATCGGGATGCCAGCCCCTATCACTGGTTCGGTATCTATCAGGGCGGGAATTTGGACTCCTGAAAGGGAAGAAATCTGGCTGGAGAACGCCCGCCTGAAAGAAGAGAGGTACGGGACCGGCAATAGCGGATTCACCCCGATAGATACCAGCCTTTTTACGGACTTTCCTTATGTCGATACTTACGCTCAGACCAAGTTTACGGCGACCATGATGAACCGCTTTTATCTGACGGGAGGCGGGCTGTCCCCGAAGTGGATTCTTTGTGAATGGTGGTTCTACGATTGGGACCGGGAAGCGAGCGTCCCAGGAACTCCCAATACCCCGGCGGGGTGAGATATGCTGGAAGAACACGATAGCTTGGGTAAAGGCCTCTTCGACTTTAATGATGTCGCTCGGGTTCTAAGGGACACCGACCCGGACCTCTATGAGTTCATGGTTCGGAATATCCCCCACAAAAACTGGCACGTCATGATGGCCGAATTTCAGACCCAAAAACCTGAGCTTTACAGCAAGGTTAAGCGCATCATAGATGGCCTCAAGAAGGGTAAGCAGACCGTCAAAAATAGCCCGGAAGTGGACATCTATCAGGCGGCCTGGGACACAGCCAAAGAGCTTCAAACCTCATACCTTTGCGGCGTCGGCGTCATGGATGTGTCGCCCCCGAAGCAGACCGCCTTGGTCCACCTGAAGCTGGACAGCGTGGTTATGGGTCTTCCTAAAGACCTCATGACTCTCTCGAACAGCCTCGCTAAGGATTATGGCGGGTTCAGAAAGTGGACCTTCGGCTTCGACAACCGGATGTTTGTGGTGGACCTGGAGGAAGCAGCCATCGAGGAGCTTCGCAGAAGTCCCCTGGTGGACCAAGTGGTCATTAACCCGATAGCCCGTATCTTGTCCAACGAAATCCCGGCTTACAACCCGAGCGCCGTCAACACCGATTGGGGTGTGGAGCGGATGAGAGCCTACTTCAACGGGGCGACCCAAGGCGCTTGGCCCCGAGGGAATTATGGCGAGGGTATCAAGGTCTGCGTCATCGACACCGGCATCCACAAGGAACATGAGGCCTTCTGGAAAGACGGCGTGTGCATCTATAAGGGCGGACACAACTTCGTCTCCAGCGGGGATAACCCGGCGGACGACCACGACCACGGGACGTATTGCTGTTCCATCGTGGCCGGGCAGCACAATGGTATCCTCGGTGGCTATCGGGGGTTGGCTCCAAACATCGAACTCTACGCTTGCAAGGCTCTCGACGCCAAGGGTTCTGGGAGCTTAACGAACGTTGCCGCCGCCGTTGATTGGGCCAGAACGAACGGTATGGATGTTATCTCCATGTCCCTTGGAGGTTCTGCCGGAGCGAGCGTCCTGGAGACGGCCTGTAACAACGCTTGGTACGCAGGTCTCATTATACTGGCAGCAGCAGGGAACTCCGGCCCGCTCCCAAACACGGTCAACTGGCCCGGTGTGTATCAGTCCTGCATGGCTGTGGCGGCTATTGACTATAACGAGGACATCGCTTCTTTTTCGAGCCGGGGGCCTCAGGTGGAAATCTCGGCTCCAGGACGGTATATAACCGGAGCTTGGGCTGGGTTTACTTATGATACTTACGTGGTTGCGGGTTCTAACGACAGGTATATGTGTGCCTCGGGAACCTCAGCCGCCTGCCCCCACGTGGCAGCCGGGGCAGCCTTAATCAAAAGCTGGTATCGAGTTGCCACGAATACGCAGATACGTCAGTGGCTCCGGGACTATGCCCGAGACATTTAAGGAGGAACGACGATGGCAAAATGGGTTGATGAAGGGGAAAATTGGGTACTGGATGTCTGCTTTAAGAAAGGGGTGGCTGCCCCAACCAACCTGTACCTCGGTCTCTATACGAACTCTTCCGAGCCTGCGGAAACTGCCAACCTCGCCAGCTTAACGGAGCCGTCCGGGGGCGGGTATACCCGTCAAGCTATCGCTTGTGGTGCTGATTGGACCCTGAGTAATGACCAAGTGACGAGTGTCCAGAAGACGTTTGCAGCTTCCGGGGCAGCCTGGGGTAACGTGTATGGTTACTTCATCGCCACTACCATTGACGGGACAGGGAAGCTCCTGGCCGTAGAAAACTTCTCTGACGGCCCTTACAATGTGGTGGACGGCGGGTCCGTGAAGGTGACTCCCAAACTGGTCGTCGCCTAAGGAAGGTGCCAGATGCCGAACATCTCTAAGTGGATGGATGAGGGCGAGACCCGCATCCTCCAGATTCTTTTTGGAACGCAGCCGGTTGACGGAACCCTTTATCTGGGGCTGTATAAGAACTCTGCCGAGCCATCGGAGGATGACGTTCTCGCTGATATGCAGGAGCCTTCCGGGTATGGGTATTCCCGGAAGGCCCTCACCAGGGGGACGTGGGTCGTCTCCGGGGATGGGGCCACATATCCCGAGTTGACCTTCCTGGCTGCCGGAGGGGATTGGGGGGATGTTTGGGGCTACTTCATTACCACTTCTTCCACCGGCACCGGAGGAAAGCTCCTCTCTATCGAGCATCTGGCGTCGAAATTGACCATCATGGACGGCAAGGGTATCAAAATCGTCCCGAAGATTACCGCCCTGTAAAGGGAGACCGAGATGGCACGTATCTTTACTTTTACTGGTCGTGGGGGAGACATAGGGACGACGCTCTTGGGTAAGCACTTCACCCTAAGAACTCAGAGCGGGAAACCTGCGATTGCTTATAACGCCTTGATGGGCGGCTATTGTCTGGACCTTTCTACGTTCGGATGTGCAGCCGAGGTGCCACTCTCTCCAGCGAAGAGTGAGATTTATCTGTCGTTTATGGTAATATCAGCCGACCAAATATATTCCAGTTTAATGTTAGAATTTACGCTGGGAAGCACAAGCATTGCTACGCTCATTAGGTATAACGTCTCCCTCTCGGTCCCGCAGTTTCCTTCTATCGGTTGTTACAAGGGGCACAATGCAACTTGGATAGCTGGATTTGCTGAAATAAATAACTCACAAACTCATGCCGATTTCTACGAAGTATATTTCAAGCCTGCCGTCACTACGGGGAGATGGGTCGTCAAAGTAAATGGCAGGACCGTAATAGACTTCACCGGAACAACGGTTCCTGGCTCCGAAAGCACAATAGATGGCGTTCATTTTGGTTGTGCCCAATATACGAACAACGTCTACTACCAATTCAACGACATAGTGATTGACGATGCTAATTGGCCTGGGTCGTATCTTATGGAGAGGATAGCCCCAGCCGGGGCAGGTAATTATACTCAGTGGTCGCCATCGGCGGGGGCGAACCATGAATGTGTCGAAGAGTTCCCCCCTTTATCCTCCGATTATGTCAAGACCAATTCTGCCGACCAAAGTGATAGCTATGCCCCCTCAGACCTTCCTGTTACGGCTGATTCTGTGAAGGGCGTCACGGTAATAGCCTGGGGCGTGAAAGAAAACGCTCCGACACCCACGCAGACCAAGCCCCTCCTGCGGACAGGAGGCACTCCTACCGATTATGTGGGAGACGGGGTAGCATTGGGAATCTACGAGACATTGCTCTCAAAAACTTGGGAGACAAACCCTTTTACCGAAGCTGGTTGGACGGTAGAGGAAGTTAATGGTATGGAAATCGGCGTCAAGTCTGCCGCCTAAGGGGAGAGCAGCATGGCACGTCTTTTTATAGCCGGGCACGAGACCGGCGATACGTCAGAGTGGGATATTCAGCAAGATGCTCGCATTGCCACTGGTATCTCGGGTATGGATGGAACATACTGTCTGGATATGATTACTGGTAGCTGGCCTTATGCGATAACGTATCTTGGTGGTAACAAAACAGAGTTGTATGGTTATTTTTTACTGCGTAGAGTAAGCTCCCCTTCCTATTTGCAATGCGTGTTTCATTTATTCGATGGCTCAAAAACAGAATCTATGTTCGTCTATCTCGATTCCACAAATAATTACATGCAATTCGACACGTATTATGGTGGCACTCATCTCGCTGCATCTACGATACCATTTACCATCAACACTACTTTCAGGGTTGAGTTTTACATTAAGATTTCTACCGCAACAGATGGAAGAATAGTCTTAAAAATAAACGGCACCACTGACATCGACTTCACTGGCATAACTTCGACCAAGACAAATGTAGCCTATTTCGGTGTAGGCAACTGTCGGCGTCATGCTTATGTGAATAAATCCCTATATTATGACAACTTTATTTTAGACGATGCTTCGTGGATTACCTTGACCGGCGAGCAACCGCACCGGATAAGTACCTTGCTTCCCTCTGCCGATGGCACAGAAAACGCCCTGACCCCCGGCTTGCCGGTTGACATTAATGCTGACAAGGCACGCTGGCGATTCGAGGCGGCTGGCCTAACCACCGATGATAAAGGGAACGCAGCTTTGACGGCCTATGGTTCCCCTGCCGCCGATAGTGCGGATTACCGGGAGGGGTCTTCCTGCGTTAAGCTGGTACGAACCAGCAGCCAGTATTTCAAGGTGCTGGATTCGGCTCTGCCCTCTGACTTCCCCCTCAAGGGGGGCACCGCTAACCGGGTCTTTACCCTCTGCTTCTGGTTCAAGGCCGACACGATTCCAGGCTCTGGGGTCTACCAGAAAATCTTCGCCAAGGAGAACTACGGCACCGACAACTCTTTTGAGGCCTACTTAACTAACAGCAAGTTTCGGCTACTCTGGGGGACCTCGGCAACCGCCGCTACCACCTGGGATGTTTTTACACCCACGGCAGACAAGTGGTATTTCGTGGCCTGCAAGATTCACGGCGACAACCGCACCTGGTCGGTTCGGGTCTATGACTACGATGCCGGGACTTGGACGACCTACACGGGAACCACGCCGTCTGCAATTCTGAGGGTTTCTTCTGACGACCTTTACATCGGGTGTTACCGGACCCCTTCGGATTACTTCGACGGATGGCTGGACAATATGCGCATCTACCCGGTCATCCTGACCGACCCTGTGCTCGACCTGATTCGCCAGAACCGGACTACTTACGAGAGGTTCGAGGCCGTAAATAGCATCCCGCCCAGCGATGCTCTCCACATTAAAGGACACTCGGACGGCGACATTCAAACCTTTGCCATGCAGGACTTGGTTGGGTCGGTAGAGTCGGTCAAGTGCATACAGGCTGCCGTCCGCAACTTTCTTACCGGGATACCGGCAGCTAAAAATGTGACCCCGGTAGTCAGGGTAAGCGGCACAAATTACCTGGGGACCGCCGTGCAAGCCCCACTTTGGCTTGCTCCCGAGCAGAACATAAAGCTCTGGGAAACCAACCCCTATACGGCTACCGGCTGGACGAAAGATGATATTGATGCTTTAGAGTGCGGCCTGAAATTGACCGCATAAGGGGCAACGCATGGCGAATGACTTCTCCGGTGACGCAAGCTGTAAGGCCCTTTGGCGGTTCGAGGCCGGAGGCCTCACCACCGACTCCAAGAGCACCAACACGCTCACCAACAACGGCGGCACCGAAGAAACCACGAACCACATGGAGGGTGCGTGTGCGGTAGCCCTCGCCTCTGGAAGCTCTCAATATCTCAATATCCCCGACGCTAATCTGGTCTCGGGGTTTCCGTTCAAAAATGGCGACACCAGCAAGCTCGCCACATTCTCCTTTTGGATACGCCCAACCACGGTCCCCACTACGACCTGGGCTTGCATAATCGGCAAATGGTTCGACACCAACAGGTGTTTCGGCATTTACCTATACAATTCTAAACTGCGGGTCATGTGGGGCTATGGAGCAGGGACCGCTTACGAGAACTTTGAGACCGGCACGATTTCGGCCAACACGAAGTACCACGTGGTCGTCACCTTCGATGGCGTCAACAAACTCCTTTACGTCTGGATTTATAATCTAAGCACCGGGGTTCTCTCGTCTTACAATAAGGTTATGACCAACGAGCTTCGGGTGTCCGACCTCGACCTCCGCATCGGGGCCGACCAAGCTGGTACGGTTGCTTATTTTAACGGCGTCATCGACGAAGTGGCGGTCCTCAATCGCATGGTCAACGAGATTGAGGCAGTTAAGTTGCGCTCTGGGTCTTATAGTGCAGAAAATCAACTGGACATTATCTCTAACTACGCCTGGGTAGAATATAACGAAGAAAGCGAAGCAAAAGCCTCTTCAGTCTCTCTTAGTGTCGAATGGGTGCCAACCGACCCGAACACCCACGTTTACTCTGG